TTGGAGACTCTGAGATCAACATCAAAACCCCTGCGTATTCTCATCACAGCGAGATCCGAAAGATTATACGCAAGCAATTTAAGAATGCAGACATTCATAGATGCGGTTTTCTTTCACTTCCTATCGATGAAATTGTAGGAGCACATGTTGACGAGGGCACATACTATCTGAGCAGAAACAGATATCACCTTTCAATACTTGGAAGGTATCAATATTTCTGTGGCAAAGAAACTGCCATTGTTGAACCAGGAACTCTCCTTTGGTTTAATAATAAACTACCTCATGGCACCGTTAATATCGGTGATGAAACACGTATAACCTTCGTATTTGATATTCCGCATGGACAAAGTTGAAATCCTAATTTTAAGAAATCTTCTTTATAATGAGGAGTATCTTCGTAAGGTGATACCTTTTATAAAGACGGATTACTTTGAGGATCCACATCAGAGAATTACTTTTGATGAGATTGTAAAATTTGTCACAGAGTATAATAAACCTGCAACAAAAGAAGTTCTGTGTATTGAGGTAGAGAAACGTCAGGACATCACTGATACTTCTTTTACTGAAGTGACTAAACTTATTAGTTACCTTGAAGATGTTGCCACTGACTATGATTGGTTATGTGATACCACAGAGAAGTGGTGTCGAGATCGTGCCATCTATTTGGCACTGATGGAATCCATTGCTCTTGCCGATGGAAAAGATGATAAGAAAGACCGTGATGCAATCCCTAGTATTCTATCAGAAGCTCTGGCAGTTTCTTTTGATGCTCACGTAGGACATGACTACCTGCTTGATTATGAGGCAAGATATGAATCATACCACCGCAAAGAAGATAAAATCCCATTCGACCTTGAGTATTTCAACAAAATTACGAAGGGTGGTCTCCCGAATAAAACACTTAACATTGCTCTCGCTGGCACTGGTGTCGGCAAAAGTTTGTTTATGTGTCATGTTGCAGCTGCCGCACTCTTGGGAGGGAAAAACGTATTATACATCACGGCTGAAATGGCTGAAGAGAAAATTGCGGAGCGAATTGATGCTAACTTACTCAATGTACCTATTCAGGAGATAACCGAACTCCCGAAAGTAATGTTTGATGAAAAGGTAACAAAACTATCTCAAAAAACTCAAGGTTCTCTTATAATTAAAGAATACCCAACTGCAAGCGCACATAGTGGACACTTTAGGGCACTTCTTAATGAACTTGCACTTAAGAAGTCATTTAGACCTGATATTATTTTCGTTGATTACCTTAATATATGTGCTTCCGAAAGATATCGCGCTGGTAGCAATGTCAATTCATATACAGTTGTCAAGGCAATTGCTGAAGAACTTAGAGGACTCGCTTGCGAAGCAAACGTCCCTATCGTATCTGCCACCCAGACCACTCGTTCTGGTTATGGTAGCAGTGATGTTGAGCTTACTGACACTAGTGAGTCCTTTGGTCTCCCTGCTACTGCTGATCTTATGTTTGCCCTTATTTCAACTGAAGATCTTGAAGGACTCGGGCAAATTATGGTGAAGCAATTAAAGAATAGATACAATGATCCAACCATCTCCAAGAGGTTTGTGGTTGGTATTGACCGTGCCAAGATGCGTCTGTATGATTGTGAGCAGTCAGCACAAGATGATATCATTGACAGTGGTAGAGAAGAAGAGTATAATAACGATGAAGCAAAACCAAAAAAATCATTTGAGGGATTTAAGTTTTGAACGGTCACTATTCTGTATTCAATCCTAGAGGTCAAAAGATTGCTGACTGTGGTGCCGAAAAGGATGCAGTTAACCTTCTTGGTATGAGAAACCGTAGATGGGAAGGACATTATTATTCGTTCATTCCTTCACCTGGTAATATCATTAATATTTCTTCTGGTAAACAACTTCCAACTAAAGATATCATTGTCAATATGGACGGTGGTGTTGGTGGTAGTTGGCAAGAAGTAGTAATTAAAGAACTCCCTCAAAATTGTCAAGAACCATTTATCCCCGATTTTCATGACTAAAGTTGATACCGAAAAGTACCTTGAATTTGTAGAAGGAGTCACTAGTGCTCCAAGTCTAGACTGGCCAGTTCTTGCTGCACGACTTAGTGAGTTGGAAGTAAATGATGCAAACGTCTCACAACTCTTAACTGCTGCTCTTGGACTATCTGCAGAAGCAGGTGAGTTTACTGAAGTAGTAAAGAAGATTTTCTTGCAGGGCAAACCTTACAACGAAGAGAATGTCTTTCACATGAAACGTGAACTGGGTGATATCTGTTGGTATCTGGCACAGGCATGTATGGCACTTGATACTACCTTTGATGAAGTGATTGAGATGAATGTAGAGAAACTCAAAGCACGATATCCTGGTGGTGAGTTTGATGTTCATAGTTCTGAGAACCGGGAAGAAGGCGACGTTTAATGCTAACCATCACTAACTACATTGCGGCATTTTGGTCTGTAGTTGTGATGGGTTGCATCCAACCAGTCAACTGGGAGGCATGTGCTCCAGTTCACGAATGGTTATTACCTGAACTGGAGTATGCATGGAAACTCAAGACTGGTGAGATAGTTCCTTATCAGAAAGAAAGAGACTATCTCAAGGGGTTATAACTCTATAACTCTATAAATATCTAAAAAGGCAATGGCAACTAACGCTAAAGAAACTGCCAAGCAAGAAAATGGTTCCAAAGTTTTTTTTGAGCATGTTATTGAAAAAAACAAGGAACCAACAGATAAAATAATGTTGGGAGTGTATGATGGATATAGTCCTGAGTGGAGAGATACTTATCGTAAACAAACAGAAGCGTTAAAAAAATATCTAGGTGCTAATAGAGGATATGAATACTCTAGAGACACTGGAGTTATGCCTTACATTGAAAATATTGCAAAGATTCAATGTGGAGTATCTGTCAAGGATCGTTGGAATCCTATGGATATAGTTTTGGTAAAGAAAAATAAGAAAAAAATTGTTGAAGGAACAATAAGGGAAATAACAAATATTGATGGAATGTCAAAAGAAGCAAAATTGACATTACTTAATTCATACATGAGAGAAACTTTAAAGGAAAAGGTTCTTGTGGGAATTTCATTAAAAGCAATTTCAAAGACAAAAAAAACTGCTAATGCAGAAGTTGCTAATGCTGGCGGAAAATCCACTCCTATTGAAGTTGATATGGTTAAGGGATCATTGAAATGCACACTTACTTTAGGAAAGAAAAAACCATTCTTGTTTGATACTGGTGAACTTGGATTTGATATGGAAACTGCTAAGGGAGGTAAAATTCATGGACAGTCTAGAAATTTTCAATATTCTAAAGATAGGAATTTAGTTCAAACTGATTTAACTCCAAAGGGAAAAGATGCTGGTGCTAAACTTGGAAAAGTTTCTAGTGTCGCTCTTGATTCTTTTCTTGGTGGTATGGGATTAGAGCGACCTACATCAGCAGCAAAACATAAACATATTCCTCCAGTTGGAAAATGGAATGAAACTGATAAGAAATATTGGGTAGATTTATATAATAAATTGAATTCATCTGGAATGATTGATTTTGGTGAAGTTGCTGTTTATGAGAACAACAAAAAAGTTGCTGAAGGAATTGAAGATGTTATTGAATATGCAATAATATATGAAACAAAAAATGCTGATAGAAGTTCTGCGGGAAGATTTTCATCCAAATTGATTGCTATGGAATGGGCAAATATTTGGATAACTATAATTAAAAAGGGAAAATCAAAAGAATGGTGTACGGCTCTTTACTATGGAGCTAAAAAAGAATTTGGTGATTCTAACGGACCATTCTTGAAAATTTACTAAATAATGTATAAGGATTATCAATATCAATGAAGAACTTCTTTCAGTTCCTTAAAGAAGCACAATCGCAGGCATCAATGCAGGCGAAAAAACTGAACCTAGTAAGCGATGGTCACGGTGGTTGGTTAGACTCCCGTGGAAAATTTGTTGCGACTACTGAAGATGGTAAGTTGCAGTTTGTAGATAAGAAAAAAAAGAAAGCAGAGGATGACAAACCTGCACAATCAAAAGCAGCACGACCAGAACCCAAAGCAGAACCTAAGAAGACTGCACCTGAAACGACTGGAAAAGCAAAGGCAGAAGATGGTGAGGGCGGAGAAGGTACTGATGAAACTACGGAAACTCTGACCGTTGCATTTGGACGTTTTAATCCTCCAACTGTAGGTCATGGTAAACTTCTTGCTGCCGCTAAGAAAGCATCAGCAGGAGAGGATATGAAAATCTATCCTTCACGCTCACAGGATCCTAAAAAGAATCCATTGGATCCTGATATGAAGGTTGGATTTATGAAGAAAATGTTCCCTGAGTATGAGGAGAACATTGTAAATGATGATGAGATGAGGTCTATTTTTAATGTTCTTACAACAGCAGACGAGCAAGGATATAAGAACGTCAATATTATTGTAG